GGCCTTCGGCGCCCGCCTACGGTTCGCCGAAGCGCCGACGCACTGGCTGGACTGGTGTGCCGGCAAGGGCCATCTCGGGCGCTATCTCGCCCGCGATGGCGCCGCGCTGACCTGCCTGGAATGGGATGAAACACTGGTACGGACAGGCGCGCATATGAGCGAGCGGCTCGGCATCCCGGCCAGACACCGCTGCCAGGACGTGCTCGCAGCCGGTGCCGGCGACCAGCTACAGGCCACGCACACCCCCGTCGCACTGCACGCCTGCGGTGATCTGCATGTACGCCTGCTGCGCCTGAGCATTGCCAAGGGTTGTCGCCAGCTCGCCATTGCCCCCTGCTGCTACAACCGCACCCGGGACGAAATCTACGTGCCGCTCTCCGAAGCCGGCGGCCGGGCCACGGTACTGCAACTCAGCCGCGACGACCTCGGCCTGCCGCTGAGCGAAACCGTCACCGCTGGCGCGCGAGAACGGCGCAACCGTGACCATTCGATGGCCTGGCGGCTGGGTTTCGATCTGCTGCAGCGACGCTTGCGCCAGCAGGACGACTACCTGCCGACGCCCTCGCTGCCCAGCGCCTGGCTGAAGAAGGACTTCGCCGACTACTGCCGCGACCTGGCCGCCCTCAAGCAACTGCCCGCCCCGGGCGAGCAGGACTGGGCCGCACTGGAGCGGGCCGGCTGGCAACGCCTCGCCGAAGTGCGCAACCTCGAACTGGTGCGCGGCCTGTTCCGCCGCCCGCTGGAACTCTGGCTACTGCTCGATCGCGCCCTGCTGCTGGAGGAGCAGGGCTACCGCGTGCACCTCGGCACCTTCTGCCCCAGCGAGCTGACACCGCGCAACATCCTCCTGCTGGCCGAGCGCAGCCGCAGCGCACAAAATGTGAAGCGGCCTGAATAAGCCGGCGCAAGTGACCGTCAGCTAACGGTTTACTCGCCGCCCGCAATGGATATAATGGCGACCCTCACTTGCCGGTATAGCTCAGCTGGTAGAGCAACTGACTTGTAATCAGTAGGTCCCGGGTTCGACTCCTGGTGCCGGCACCACGAATACCAAGGCTTCCAGCCCTATAAAGGCTGATGCCGACGCAGGCTAGCGTAACAAGCCACGTAACAAGCAGAACCGTCGCGTACATGCGCACGCGCCCCACACGTGAGGCTGTTTTCTCAGGTAGTGGGGGGTCTGCAAAAAGAGTAATTTCCGTAACATCGACCGGGAAACGGGCGCAAAGCCCTGATCTGCAAGGCTTTTCCGGCGATGGCAAAGGTAACTTCCAAGTAACATAAAGGTAATCTGGTTACTCTTTTATAGGGTGATATCGGGCCTCTAAAAAAGCCTTCAAAATCAGTACCTTAGAAAAAATTACCTTTTTGATTACCTCTAAGTTACCTCCCTTTGTAATCTCAGAACCCCCGAACGACGCGGCCTCTAGGGTCGGTCTGCGGCCAGATTGCAGAAATTACTCTTTCTGAAAATCGCCCCCCATAAGCCCATACCCTGGACACAGCTCGGGAGCGTCCAGAACCGCTCTTCCTGCAGGGAAACGCAGGGTTTTGCTCTACCTCATACCCATCCACCAGCCCACTGCCTGGGCCGCGTAGAGCTGTCCGCAGGCGCGCAGAAAAAACGACACATTTAGCCCGGGGGCGTGGCGGGGGGACGAGCGCGCGCGCCGAGGCTAGAATGGATGCTCACAATGAGGAGGTCGATATGGCTGAGGAAGGGAATCAAATCGAGATCGCGGACGCAGCTACGGCCACAACCGCAGTCGGCGAGCTTATTCGCGCCGCGGGGGATAGCGCGGAGGCTAAGGAGGCGGGGGTTCAGATTGGCAAGGTGGCCGTCACTCTCACCAAAGCGTTAAATAACTGTCTACTACCCATCGCAGCGGTCAACTATGCATTCGATAGAGCAAAGGTCTATTTCGCTTCTACCTTTGGCGACGATCTGAAGGAGGCAACCAAGCACATCCCCGCAGAAGTGCTGGTAGAGCCCAAACCCTCGCTTGCTGGCCCAGCGCTACAAGGATTGGCCTTCAGTCATGAAGAGCCGCCACTGAAAAGTTTGTACCTTGAGCTGCTAGCTACGGCAATGGATGACCGGGCAGCAGAGCAGGCACATCCAGCGTTCGTCGAAGTCATCCGACAGCTCACTGCAAACGAGGCAATTCAGCTACAGGTCGTCTTAGAACAGAAGCAGATGCCCATCGTTAGAATCCAAGCTCGCCAACGCAACGGCGGCGGAACGAGCCTGCTATGGAATCACTCACTTCCATATTCCGACGATAATGGTCTGCCTGGAGAATGCCCCCAGCTACCTGCGATGGTAGACAATTGGATACGGCTTGGATTGGTCGAAGTCCGCTATGACACTTGGCTTCAGAACAATGCGAGCTATGAATGGACAAGTACTCGCCCTGAGCTCATTAGTCTTAAAGCGACACACGAAACGGAAGAAGTGAGCGTCGAACCCCAGCGAGGCATAATGCGGGTAACTGCGTTCGGTCACCAGTTTGCTAAGGCCACTGGGCTCACCCCAACAATGACATCTCATTCGGGGTAAACCGCACCACCTCCTCCCCGAGCCAATCGTTGATCTGCCGCAGCCGGGCCTGCTCCGGCTCCAGCTCGTTGACGGCCCACACCTGGGACGCCTCCCGGATCGATCCGAAGCCCCCCGCGTTCTGCGGTACCACGCCCATGAGCTGGGGCGGGATGCGCAGCATCGCCAGCTGGTCGTCGCGGCTGATGTTCTTGATCGCACCGAAGTCGTCCTTCGCCGCCACCTCACTGATGGGGATCAGCTGCAACCCGTCTTTCTTGCCGTTCGGCGCGTACATGAATAGGTTGCGGAAGTTGCCAGGGCCCTTGCTGTTCTTCATCGCGTTACGTAGGTCGGTGACGAAGTCCTCGTTCTGCGCCGCGTCGGTCATGTACAGGATGAAGCCGGCATGGCTGCCGTTCTGGTAGTACTTGCGCCGGAACAGCGTGGCGCTCTCGTTGAGCAGCGCGCTCTGCAGCGCCGGCAGCCACTCCGGCAGCCCGTAGATCTCCTGGTTGATATCCGCCACCCGCAAATGGCAGATGCTGCCGGTCTTGAACTCGTGCTCGTCCTTCCAGCCGCGCACCTGGTAGTAGGTCGCAAGGTCGGTACCGCGCCGCATGTACTTCGCCAGGCAGGGCTGCAGGCCGATCGCCTGGCGCAGCATGTTGTCGCGCTTCTCCAGGTACAGGTTGCCCGACCAGCCCCAGTCCATGACGATCTGCTCGAAAGCCGCCCGGCTGAGCAGCCGGTGCGGGATGAAGGTGCGGGCCAGCGCGTTGCGCTTGAAGATCAGGCCCGACTGTAGATAGACGCTCGCCTTCGACGACTTCGCCAGTCCGTCCAGCGAGACCGGCGGCTCGTACCAGCGGCCATTGGCCCAGCATTCCAGGTAGTCCAGAATCTCGCGGCCATCGAGCACTGGCATCGGATCGCCAAAGGTGAAGGCCATCGACTGGCCGCCCTCACCATTGGCCAGCACTTCGCCCTCGCGCACCTGGTCAGTGGTGGCCACCTGCTGGTTACGGTTGCGACGTTTGCTCATCAGTAAATCTCCATGATGCCGGTGTTGGCCACGGTCTGGCCCTCCAGCGGCTCGTTGTGCAGTGCGTGGAAAAGCGCCCAAGCCAGATCGGCGTGGCCCGTGTGTTCATTGCGCCCGGCGGTATAGGTGAACTGGCGCCCGCCCGGCGTAACCGTCTTGCGGATGGCCATCAGCGACGACGCCAGGTCAGTCCAGCCGGCGTCGAACTCCAGCCGCCCCTTGCTGATCACGTCCCAAGCCTTCATCACCAGGCGCGTCTTCACCTCCGGGCTGTAGGAGAAGGTCTTCAAGCCCGGGAAGAACTGACGCACCAGCTGCGCCACCGCGCTGCCCAGACCGGTGGTGTCGATGCCGATGTAGGTCACCCAGTAGCGGCGAGTCACCTGGCGGATCGTCTCGGCCTGTGCGTTGAAGTCCATCCCGCGGAACTGATGCCGCTCCAGGACGCGGAACTTGCCGCCCGGTACCAGCGGTGGCGCCACTACGATCAGGCCGGCGGAATCGCCAGACTCGGCCGGGTCATAGCCCACCCATACCTGCCGATCAGCAAACGGCCGCATGGCCATCGGCTGGTAGTCCGTCCACACCGACCAGCTGTCCACCATGCACGGCTGCAGCAGGTTGAGCGGGAAGATGCTCGCCCCGTCGTCGACGAACTGGCACATCAGCAGGTTCTGGAAGGCCGCCGCGTCGTACTCCAGGCGCAGCTCGTCAATATCGAACAGGTCGCAGCCACGCTCTTCGGCGTCCAGGATGGTGACGATCTGCCGCCAGATCCGGTCCTCGCACAGCCGCCCCTGCTGCAGCACGTCGTGGCTCACATCCAGCTTGAGGTGCTTGGCCGCCGGCTTGCCCTTGTTGAAGCGCTCACCCGTCCAGAACGAATAGGCCTCGTGCGCCATCGAGCTGGGCGTCGAGAAGTAGGTGCGCCGGTACTGCTTCTGCATGGCCATACCGCTGGCCACCTTGTTCAGCTCGTTGAACTTGAACGTCCAGAAGAATTCGTCGAAGTAGAAATTGCCGTGGTAGCCCTGGGCGGTGCGCGCGTTGGTACCCAGGAAGTGCATCTCGGCGCCGTTCGGCAGGATGATCGGGTCGCCGGTGAGTTCAACCCCGACCGTGTCGCGGGCGAAGGCCTGGATATACGCCTTGAAGATATGCGCCTGCGCCTTGCTGGCCGACAGGAAGATCTGGTTGCGCCCGGTGGTCAGCGCATCGATCAACGCCTCGCGGGCGAAGTAGAACGTCGCGCCGATCTGCCGGCTCTTGAGAATGGCCCGAGTGCGCTGGTTACCTGCTCGGTACCAGTCTTTTTGGTAGTCGAAGCACCCGTCGAGGAACGCCTCGACGAGCTTCTCGACCATCTCCTCTGTGATGTCGTTGCGCTTGGGTTTACGCTTCTCCCCGGCGTTGCGCTTGGCCAGCTCCGGGTTGAGGTCGGTTTCGGTACCGCCGTCCTGGTAGCGCTGGATTCGGGCCTGCCGCTCCATTTGCCGGTGGAGCAGGTCGATCTCCTTGTAATCCGAGCCGCTCTTCGGTTCCTTGAGTATCAGCTGCACCAGGCGGGCCTCGGTGGCCGCCTGGATGCGCTCCAACGGCGTAGCCCGGTCCCACTCGTCCCGGGCCTTCCAGCTGTGCAGCGTCTTCTCCTTCTCGCCGAGCAGCTCGGCGATCTCGCAGACGCGGTAGCCCTGCCAATACAGGTGCTTGGCGTGGCGGCGGTGATCGGTAGGGAGTTCGACGATAGCGTTCATGGCGCCGATGCTGCCGCTCGCGCGCGCGAGCCCCTACCGGCACGTCCTGTATCGCTCTGTCCTACACGCCAACCGCGTTGCCGCGCCCCCGCTGGGTGCCGACCATGCCCTCAACGAAAGGCCCACAGCCCCGGATTGAGGAAAGCCCCATGGCCGCAAGCAACCCCACCGCCAAGAAGTACCGCAGCAAGTTCTTCCGCGTCGCCGTCGAAGGCGCCACCACCGACGGCCGCACCATCGAACGTCAATGGCTGGTGGACGCTGCCGAAACCTACAACCCGAACACCTACGGCGCCCGCGTATGGCTGGAGCACTTCCGCAGCCTGCTGCCGGACGGCCCGTTCAAGGCCTACGGCGACGTCGTCGCCCTGAAAACCGAAGAAGTCGAGATTGCCGGCAAGAAGAAGCTGGCCCTGTTCGCCCAGATCGAGCCGACCGCCGACCTCATCGCCCTGAACAAGGCGCGGCAGAAGATCTTCACCAGCATCGAGATCCGCCCGAAGTTCGCCGACACCGGTCGCGCGTACCTGGACGGCATCGCCGTTACCGATACCCCGGCCAGCCTGGGTACCGAGATGCTCACCTTCAGCGCCCAGCACCCCGACGCCAACCCCCTCATGGCACGGAAGAATGACCCGGAAAACCTGTTCTCCGAGGCCATCGAAGTTGCCCTCGAATTCGAGGAAGTCACCGACAGCGAGAGCAAGGTCGCCGGCCTGTTCTCCCGTGTGATGGAAGCCCTCGGCAAGAGCAAGGACAAAGCCGTCAAGGACGACGCCCAGTTCTCCGAGCTGACCGAAGCGGTTGAGGCCCTCGCCTCGCACGCTCAGGAGCAGGTCGAAGCCTTCACCGCAGAACAGACGGCTCGCCAGGAGCTGAGCGCCAAGGTCGACAAGCTCGAAACCGAGCTGGCCGATCTGGTCACGCGCCTCAGCGATACCGAGGACCACAGCCAGCAGCAGCGCCCACACGTCTCGGGAGGCAACGCCGACATCGTTGCCACTGACTGCTGATTCACCAACGGACAGCCATCCGCCAAGGAATTACCGGAGAACACCATGCGCAACGATACCCGCCGCCTTTTCAACGCCTACCTGGCCCAGCTGTGCAGCCTGCACGGCATCGACGACGCCACCACAAAATTCACCGCCGCGCCCAGCGTCGTGCAGACCCTGGAAACCCGCATCCAGGAATCCAGCGAATTCCTCAGCCGAATCAACATGGTCGGCGTCGCCGAGCAGAGTGGTGAAAAGATCGGTCTCGGCATCACCGGCCCGATCGCCGGCACTACCGACACCAGCACGCAGGACCGCCAAACCAGCGATGTCAGCTCACTGGACGACCGCGGCTACACCTGCACCCAGACCAACTTCGACACCCACATCCGCTACGCGCAACTCGATGCCTGGGCCAAGTTCCCGGACTTCCAAGCGCGCCTGCGCGACGCCATCCTGCGCCGCCAGGCTCTGGACCGCATCCTGATTGGCTGGAACGGCACCAGCCGCGCCGCCACCTCCAACCCGGCCACCAACCCCCTGCGCCAGGACGTCAACGTCGGCTGGCTGCAGAAGATGCGCACCGAGAACGCCACCCGCGTGCTCGCGGAGGTGGTGTCCGCGTCCGGTCAGATCACCATCGGCGACACCGGCGACTACAAGAACCTCGACGCCCTAGTCTTCGACCTGGTCAACGAGATGATCGAACCCTGGTACCAGGAAGATCCGGACCTGGTTGTCATCTGCGGCCGCAAGCTGCTGGCCGACAAGTATTTCCCGATCGTCAACCAGACCCACGCCCCGACCGAGCAACTGGCCGCCGACATCGTCATTAGCCAGAAGCGCGTTGGCAACCTGCCGGCCGTGCGCGTGCCCTACTTCCCGGCCACCGGCCTGATGGTGACCCGCCTGGACAACCTGTCCCTTTACTGGCAGGAAGGCGCCCGCCGCCGGCATGTAATGGACAACGCCAAGCGCGACCGTGTCGAGAACTACGAATCGAGCAACGACGCCTACGTCATTGAGGATCTCGGCTGCGCCGCCATGGCCGAGAACATCGTCATCCAGTAAGGGGCCGGTTATGAGCCACTGCCGCAAACATTTCGAGCGTACCGCTGCAGCTCAAGCTGCAGCGAAAGTCCCCGAACACGGCACCATGGAAGGCGCCACCACCTATGAGGTGATGCTGGCCAAGCTGCAGCAAGACCAGTTCCGCCTCAAGCAGGTGCAGTCCACGGAAGGCAAGGCGAAGCTCAAGGCCGAGCTGCTGCCGGATTACGTCCCCTACATCGAGGGCGTACTCGCGGCAGGCCAAGGCGCCCAGGACGACGTGCTGGTCACCGTCATGGTCTGGCGTTTCGACGCCAGCGACTTCGACGGCGGCCTGCAGATCGCCGAGTACGTGCTGCGCCACCAGTTGGGGATGCCGGATCGCTTCAACCGCACCACCGGCTGCCTGGTAGCCGAGGAAGTCGCCACTGCCGCGCTCAACGCCCAGAAGGCCGGCAAAACCTTCCCGCTGGTGACCCTCAACCGCACCGCCGAGCTCACCGCCGACCAGGACATGCCAGACGAGGCCCGCGCGAAGCTGGTTCTCGCCCAAGGACGCGCCCAGTTGGCCCAGCTCAACTACGACGCCGAAGCGCTCACCCAGGACGAACGGGCCTGGCTGCAGTTCGGCATCGACCTGCTCAAGCGCGCCATCGAGCTGCACAACAGCTGCGGTGGCAAGAAGGATCTGGAGCGCGCCGAGCGCCTCCTCAAGAAACACGCGGAAAGCGCGCCTACCGATACCGGCGAGCCCTCCGCTAACTGAGCGTCCCCACGCACCCGGCGGCTCGGGGCTGATCGACAGGTTTTCTCCTTGGCCTAGTCGTGAAGCCCCGACCACCGCCGACCCATTCGAGCGATAGGCATGAGCGGATTTATCGCCACCGGCGCCACCACCGCAGAGCATAAGATCGAGAACGATGCCTTCTGGCCGGTGATCGATTGCCTCGACCTGCGCGCCGCCATGCGCCTGGACGCCAGCGTCACCCCCGAGCGCATCGAGGTGGCCGCGATCAACGCCATGATCGAGGCCAACCGCGAACTCGACTTATACCGCCGCGCCCGTACTGAAGAGGGCCACCTCACCCTGTCCGACGTGCCGGCACCGCAGATCAAGGGCGAAAGTCAGCTGCTGCACCTCTACCGCCGCACCATCTACTGCCGCGCCACCGCCGAACTGGTCGAGCGCTACCGCAGCTTCGACGCCACCAACAGCGGCGAGCAGAAGGCCACCGAGGACAGCACCAACATCGACGAGCTGCGCCGCGACGCGCGCCACGCCCTGCGCAGCATCCTCGGCATCAGCCACACCACGGTGGAGCTGCTCTGATGACCACCGTAATTGCCAACCAGGGCGACACCGTCGACGCCATCTGCTGGCGGTACTACGGCCGCACCGCCGGAGTCACCGAGGCCGTCCTCGACGCCAACCCCGGTCTCGCCGATCTCGGCCCCGTAATCCCCCACGGCACCGCCGTCACCCTGCCGGATGCCGCCCCGCAAGCCGAACAACGCCAAGTGGTGAACCTATGGGACTGATCTACCTCGCCCTCTACAAGGGTCGCGGCACGCTGTTCAACCGCCTGGTCCGCCTTTGGACGCGCTCCAAGTACAGCCATTGCGAACTGGTCCTGGCCGATGGCCGCTGGTTGTCCGCCTCGGCCATGGACGGTGGCGTGCGCGCCAAGCACATCGAGCTGAACCTCGAACACTGGGACCTCATCCCGCTGCCCTGGGCGGACTATCGCCAGATCGCCCGTGTGTTCCGCGCCAACGCCGGACAGGGCTACGACTTCTTCGGCCTGTTCGGCAGCCAGCTGCTGCCGGTCGGCCTGCACAGCCGGCGGCGCTGGTTCTGCAGCGAGTTCTGCGCCGCCGCGCTCGGTTTCCCCATGGCCCAGCGCTACAGCCCGGCTCAGCTGGGCGAAGTGGTCCAGCACATCAACACCCTCACGCCCAGCGGACAGTGGAATGAAACGCATGCATGACCGTCCCGAAATGGCCTGGCTCGCCACATGGCTCCAGGAGAATTACCCGATCCTGTATGCGGCAGGCCTGTCCGCTGCCATCGCCGGCTCGCGGCTGATGCTTGGCGGCGGATCGCTGCGCCGCATCGCCATCGAGTCAGTCGTCTGCGGCTTGATCACCCTGGCTGCCAGCAATGGTCTGGCGCTGTTTGGCATTCCGCAGGAATACGCCCCGTTCTTTGGCGGCATCATCGGCCTGATCGGCGCAGAGGGCGTTCGCGCCGGTGCCAAGCGCCTGTTCGAGCGTAAGGTGGAAAGCGTAGGGTTCTACCCCATTAGCACGGACACTTTCGAGTAAGCTCACACCGAGCTGAAGGAGTGTTCATGAAGCGCAAGAAATACAGCCCCGAGTTCAAGCGGGAAGCCATCGAGT